TTCTTTCATCATTTCAGTTTCTTTTAATTCTGAAAAATGACCATCACTTACAAAATCATAAGTTAAAGTACTTCTTATTAAAGACCAATCTTCTTCAGCTATAATACCTTTTAATATTAATTGCGTTCTTAATATATCACCGAATAGTTCTGTAAATTTTTTTCTTAAACGGCCTACAAATTTAGTAAATTTTAATTCATCTCTACTAATTTCAGCTGCACGACCCATATTAAAACCAGAAGATGCCTCTAGTCTAGTTACTGGTACGTTTAATGAACGATATAGTTTCTTTTGGAAATATTCTATATCAGCAATCTCTCCTAAGTTTTGTCCACCTGGTAATGTAGTTATTTCCGTTCCTCGACCACCTTCTCTACGAGGCAACCAATAATCTTCTAACATGTTCATATAATTACGGTCATCTCTTATTTCACCAGTATGTGCGTCATAAACAAGTTTATTTCTGTATCTTGCCATAACGTCTCTTAAATATTGTTCTGCTTTAAGTTTAGGTAAATTACCTACATCAATATAAAATATTCTTCTTTCAGGTGCTCTGGCAATACGATAGATTACCATTGCATCTTCAATCATTCTTAATTGATTAACTGATTTAATTGCTTTATGTAAATAAGATAATATTTGATTTCTATTTTGGTCTACTAAACCAGAATTAGCGTATGCAATAGAATCTGCTGCAATTCTAACACCAGAACCTGAAGTTCCACCAGATACACCTCTTTCATTAAATATAAAGTATTCTTCATATTCAGTAATTAAATCTAAACTTGATGATGCTCTACTTTTTTTAACTTCTCTTACTTTTTTAATTTTTCTTGGGTCTATGTATTTTAATTCTACAATACCATTTCTTGGATTTTCTCTATCAATAATCTTTTGATAATACATACGACCATCTACATACCATCTTCTAAAAATATCGTGTCCTCTTGTATTAAAATCCAATAACAATAAAATGTTTTTAAATTCTTCTTCTATTTTTCTTCTTACTTCTTTACCAAATGTTAAAGTTGATAAATCTAAGTGTACCGAATCTTTATTTTCATTTACAACAATAGCTTCATTAACGATATCATCTATCGCTGAATCACACTCTGGATGTAATGAAATTTCTCTATAACGTCTTACGAGGTCTGCTTCGTTCTTTGCATTACCTTCTAAATCCAAAAACTGACCAAAAGCACCACCTACAGCATTGACGGTTGTTGCACCGTCATCTGCTGCAGGTATGCTAAAGTGTTGTTTTGGGTCTTGATTAGACTTTTTTCGTGTAATCGAAAAGCCAAACAAATCTGCCATAATATATTCCTTTTATACTACTTATAATAGTTTTAAGTAGTAGTATTTGTTTCAAAAAATTGGTACGAAAACGTAACAACAAATTGTTCGATTGCCGTTTGTTCGTCATACGTTAAATCAATAGCACCTATGTCTTTTGGAAAAGCACCTCTAAGTGTGTATGATTTAATAGTATTTCCGTTACGATCTAAATGATCGATAAACGCATCTATTTGATAATCAGCTGGATTTGTTAATCCTTCGTTATCAGTCATATTGTTGATACCATTTTGCCATCTTTCAAAAGCATTTCTCAATTTGAAGTTTGAATCGTTATAAACTGTAACAGTCCAATCTGCAAATGATCTATCTCCTGCGATTTTGATTGATCGACCTCTAAACTTAACGTCAACCTCTCCTAAAGTCATAGCAGGTAGTTGAGTTGCTCTACATAAGAAAGCAAGATCTTCTATTTCTCCACCAACTTGAGCGTAACCTGGAAAAGGCATTGTTACCTTAAACTGGTTAGCACGAGCGCCGCCGCCAGAAAGTTTAGCTTTGAAGTCATTAATGTTAGCCATTTTTTATTCTCCTATTCTAAATTATCCTGCTATTTCTGAAAAAGAAACACCAGTTCTGGTTGCTATAAATGATAAAGTGATAAAGTTGATACTTCTAGCCGGTTTAACATAAATTTGGGCTACAAATTCATTTCTATCAATTACATCGCCTGTGTTGTTAGTTTCATCACATATTACTTTGAAATCAGTAATACCACGTCTACCTTGCACCTCTCGTAAGAATGGTTCAACGATATTTCTAAAGTTTGCTCTAGTAAACTCGTCATTAAATTCAAACAATTGGAACTTAGAAGCGGTTGCTATTGCTTTTTCTAATGTAATAAACAATCTTCTAACGTTTATTCTGTCAAATGCTGAAGGAGCACTTAATCCAGTTTTATCACCGAACAGAACAGTACCTTGACCAGGGAATGTTACCACTGGATTGATTCTATTTCTGTATAGGTCATCTCTTTGTGTTTTTGTAGGATTAAATGATAATCTAACAGCACCTCTAATATTACCACGGTTGTAACCTGCTGGTGAATACCAAGAGTCAGCAACTAAATCAGTTCTAGCTGCTAGTCCTGCTATATCTCCATTTAAAGGAACAAATCTATATACATCATTATATCTGTCGTACATATATTTGTAACCACTGTCAAACACAACATAAGAAGATGAACGAACACCTGCGTAAGTGTTTATTACATTTGATAATTGTGTATTAGTGTCCGAAACGTTTACAGTATCACTTCTTAAAGGAGATACAAACGCAACAGCGTCAGCTCTATTTTCAGCGATTGTAATTACGTTATCTATATGAGTTGCTGAGCAAGCACCTGCAATAATAAGACCGACATCAACTGTTTCAGCGTCTAAAAATTTTTGCAAAGCTTCATTTTTATTGCCATCAGTAGCAGCGTTTCCGTTAGCTCCACCTGATAAAACGTTTGATGTTGGTATATTTACAGCAGTAAATGTAGTTCCTGCAGCTATATTTCCCCAATTACTTCCTGAAATATTATGATCCATCCAACGAATCCATACAGATTTTGAATATATCACATTAGGATAATAATTAGAATCTCCAGATGAAGTTGTTGCATCAGAAGCTTTTGATAATTTATTGTAAACTTCTAATACTGTTCCTGGAACTTGTGTTAATGCACCTGATTGATCAATAACTACAACGTGTATTTCATCACCTGAACCGCTTCGAGAAGCTGTATATGGTGAAGTACCTGGAGCACCATCAACTAAATCATAGTATCTCCATCTTCTTTTTACATTTGCGCCATCAGTTACAGACTCATATAAACCACCAATACCTGTATCAGCTCTTACAATTGATACACTTGGAGAATTTATAGCAGTTACTCTATATTTGTAACCATTATAATCTGTTGAAGCAGCAGTGTCGGTAAACTCTAAAATGTCTCCTACATTGATGCCTGATGTTGATGTTAAAGTTATTGATGTGTCGCCTGCAGCTGTTACAGCATCATTCACAGTAGTTTTTTCACTCTCTGAATAAGCAGTTGCGCTTGGACATGTTGCAACTAATAAATTGTTGCCCCATGCTCCTGCGTTTACAGCAGCCCACATACCCACAGAACCTTGTCCTGCGGCATAATTATTTTGATAATCTAAATTATTTTTTATTAATAGGCCTGTTCCCGCAGCTGTAGCGTTTAATAAGCCTGTATTGTTTACTCGTACTATTCTTAATGCGTTAGAATATTGCAAAAAGTTTGCTGCGCTAAACCAATCTTCAAAATTGATATTGTTTGGCAGACCAAACACGTTTACTAATTCTTGTTCGCTAGAGATCGTTATGACCTCATCAAGAGGACCTTTAGCAAACTGAGATACTATTGCACCAACACTTGTTGATACAGCAGGTACTATATTTGTTAAGTCTCTTTCCTGTACGAGAACACCTGGTGATACTTGAAATGCCATTAGGTTTTCTCCTTTTTAATTAGCTAATTTTTTATACATATATAATCCAAAACTCGTATTATTCATACGCCCATAGTCAAAAGTTATCATACTTGTGTATATTTATAAAATGTATGTTTTTCAACATTTTATTGAAAATCCTCACCTTTTCTTATATGAACAGGATGCCACACTTCACCATATTCGTCTTTAAAAGGTTGAGATTCTGGTGTATTAACACCGTCATCAATAAATCCAAATGGTGCCATATCTTGTTCTATGATATTAGATTGTTCTTCATATAACTTAGAACGAACATCCGAGTTACTTAATTCTTTAAAGTATGTTTGATTTGACAACCAACCAAATATAATAAGACAAGTCATTAAATCGTCATTACATCCTTCTTCTGCTTTCCATGAATTATGTTGACGAGAAAAAGTTGACATTTCTTCTATGATATTAAAATCATTAATAATAATTTTATCTGATTCTACGATTGTTTTTAAATTAGAACATCCAACTTTTTTAATTTGTTTAGTCATACGAATACCTAATTGACTACCTCTTCCACTAAAACCAGAACCTAATACTTGACCTGCACGACCTCTTTGAGTTGTCATTAATAGATTGTCATATTCTAAATCATATTGTAATGCGTCTGATATTTGGCCTCCTAAATCATTTACTTCAACTAATATGTGAGCGTTGTTATAACCTTTACATGTTTGTTGTATAATGTTTGGAAACACCATAGGTTTAATTTCATTGTTACGATATTTGGCCACAACTCTATATGGCATTTGAGATACATCAAATACTATAAAAGCAGAATAGTCTTTTCCCATTCCTCTTGCTACGTCAACAGTACAAACATAAATTTTATTTTTATCAGGCCTTTCAAATACATCTAAACCACCTTGCGATTGCAAAGGATTTAAATAAGGTATGGTTTTTATTTTAGTAGATGATATAAGAGTATCAATAGAACCTAAAAATTCGCACTCAAACTCTTGATTGAATTGTTCTTGACTGGTATTTCTTATTGTATTCTCTTTCCATTTTTCATTTCTACCTGGAACTTCCGACCAATGAACTTCTATAGGAACATAATCGTTTTGTTTATTTACAGCATCAGTCCATAACTTATAATACATATTCATTCCATGAGGAGTAGAAACGATAATCATTTTTGTACTTTTACCAGAAGATATTGTAGGAAACACTGAACTAAAAAATTGTTCGGCAATTGTTGCAGGCACGAAAGCAAACTCGTCTAAGAATATAATGTTATAAGAACCTCCTCGAATTGCACTTGAAGATGTAGCGGCCGCAACAACTTTACTTCCGTTTTCTAATTCTATATTACCTTTATTCCAGTTTAATACACCTTGTTGTAAAAACTTAGGTATATTTTCATACGCTAATTGTAATCTACCTAATATATCTCTTGCAGTTGATGATTTGTTTGCAAGTATGGCAACGTTTGTATTTGGATTAAATAAAACATAATGCAATAGATAAGATACGATAGTTGTTGATTTACCTGACTGTCTTGGT